CTTTCTTCTTTAAATCTTCCATCAATTCAGACCGTTTGACTAACTTAGTAAACTGTTGTAATGCTCTATCTAAATCGACTTGTTTATCACCTTTGACTTCAACGTACATACAACCTCCGATTATTTTGTGACCATTTTATATGCGATTGCTACCATATTGTCGATGGATTCATTGACAAATTTTTGTTTATTTTCTGGGGATAATTTGTGCATCACCGTGACAAGTAACTTTGCGGTATACCCGTCGATATATTGCTCATCGACCTTTTGAGCCTTTCCTGTTTGGGCAACGTGTAAAATTGTTTTAATTTTTTCTGGTGATGTTGTATCTTCCATATTGGTATGAAACCCCCACGGACCAACGTTAAATATTTCGGTAAATATAGATGGGTATATAGTTCTGAATTTTCGCATCAAGGTACCAGCGACTGCATTAGCTTCATTTTCCGAGGGAGAACCGTCACCACCATCTAATGTTCTATTTTCAATACGTTGTTGATGATGTACCAATTCATGTGCTAATGTACGAAGGACATCCACAGGATGGCGTGACCCCTTAACCACAACAATTTCGTCGGTAGAAGGATTGTATGTACCAAATGTTAAATGTTGCGCAGCATATTCATCACCCTCGAACTTTATGCTCTTAGGTAATGATGTTAGATTTAATTCGTTGGCAACAAACTTAACAAATTCCTTCGCTAATTTCATTTTACTTCACTTAAGAAATCGTAAACAAGTGAATCAATACGTGAGTATGGAGTAATAATTTGTGAACTCTTACTTTCGTTAATGAATGCGCCGTGTGTACTTGGGTTACTGACGATATCAAAGCAGATGAGACTGAAATCGTCTTGAACTTCTACAGTACTTTCACCCATTTGACGAACCGAACCCATCCCACGTGATGATACACCAAGACGAATGTTATTCTTGATAAGTTCACGAACAATGTTACCCGATGGGGTGGAAAGAACTTCGATATTACCACGAACGTCCGTACCTTCAAACCATAAATCAGTAACGTTGCAACATACGTTCTTTAGGTTTACGATTGGTGACTCTGGATGGTCTAGTTCACCTAATGCGCGACGTTGTGCAACAAAGTTTTCCTTGTATAAACCGGCTTCTCTACTCAAGATTTCTCTTGGATAGATACGACCATTTTGATTTTTAGCTTCAGCACGTTGAAGAAGAACGTTTTTAAGGACTAATGGGCGAGAAAGGTCTGCCGCTTCCGCAAGAAGGTCTTTTCCGTATTCAATGACATTATATTCAACTAATAGGTTTTTCATATTACTTTCCTCGAATATCGCGGATTTTTCCTGCGAGATGAAGCAACCGTGCCTCTAACTTTAATAATCCTTGTTGTGTACGACGATATAATGCTTCACTGGAAATTCCTGATTCCTTTTGTAAACGACTGTTTAACTTTATTACACGTTCAATTTCTGCAAGATTTTTGTTAGCTTCAGAAATTGCTTTAGCAATCTTTTGTGTTGGGGTTGCACTTTCGTCCTTCTTATATTCGTGATATCTCATCTTAGCTTCTGCGAGATTCTCTAACTTATCTGCCGGAGTGTTTAAATCCTTTTCTCCACGTGGAGTTAACTTCCACCCAAGTTGAGTTGCAATTCCTTTCTTCTTCGTCTTATTTCGTTGAAGGTTTCCTTGGAATGCAAAAGGTGTTTGGTATGGACCTGCACCAGCAGAGGTACTAATTTCGTCAATATTACTAAGTTCTTCTTCGATGAGCTTACGGATTAATGTGCGGAGTTGTTCTTCGTTGGTCATAGTGACTTGAGCTCCTTAAGAATTTCATATCCGATTAACATAGCGGTCATATGATTTTCCTTAATTACGGTTGCGTTTTCCACTTTATGTAACTGTGTGACAACTTCTGCTAGCTTAATACGAACAACCTTATCCGCAACTTTCTTTGAATACTGTGAGATTTCTTTCGCTAAACGGCGACTTTCCGTTTGTGTATATGTCTTTAACTTTGACGTATTTGAGATATTAAGGATATATTCTTGGAGTAACTTCTTTTGTGTTTCATCCAATCCCTTATACTTTTCATTAAAACGTTCAATTAATATCTTATATGACAAATAGCGAATGTCATCATCTTGACTACGGATGATGTTCGCTAATTCATTGTTCTCTTTAATTTCTTTATTTACCGTTTTCCCAGATAGATGTTCTACAATAGTAAATTGACTACTTGCCAATTCTTCTATTGTAGTAACCTCATTTAAACCATTTACAGCGGCATCAAAGTTCTTATAGATGGATGCGTAAATTTTATATGAAGGAATACGAGAAGAGAAAAATTCTTTCAAATCAAAGTTCTTTTTAATTTCTTTAATTAAAAGGTATTTTTGTGTGTCGAGAGAATGTTGGTCAAGTTGCTTACGTTGTTCTGTAACGAGCTTGAGTAGTTGAAATGCCTTTTGCTCAGACAAGTTTTGAACATTAAAGAATGCTCTATATAACATAAGTTCCTTCCCCAATTCTTTCTTAGAATTGAAGAATTCTCTCATCAACTTGACCGCAACCCCATTTTGTTTATTTTCCATTACATCAGCAGTAATCTGACGTACAAGAAGTTCAAACAAAATACCGGTGTTTCTCAACTTATTATGCTTAATACTAGATTTCATAAAAGATTCCGCCATAAGTGGATAAATACCTTATCATATTTAAATAGTATGTAAATTCTTAGTCCGTTAATTTTTCATCTATATCCAAGATATTTTCTTCACTTAGGATACTGACGCTTTCTTTGTTTTTTTGTTTAAGTTGTTTGATAAGATTGGAAATTTCAGAGTTTTCTAGTGATAATGGAGATTTCTTGGACGGTGCTCGGCGAGGAATACGTCCCTTTAAAACGTCCATATTTTCCTTGTGACCAAGTGGGTCGCGACCTCTTGGGTGACTGTCTTGACCATATGCCATTCCAGTACGTGGGCGACCCATCTTAGCTTCTTCCAATTCTTCATCCGATGCGGCTTCTTCATCTTCTGCTGGTTGTTCAAGTGATGCTAAGATTTGGTCCACATCATCCATTGGTTCTTGTGCCGGTTCTTCGGCAGGAACTTCTTCTGGGGTTCCCGGCTCACCAGTAGGTTGTTCTGGTTGCGCGGCTTGTTGTCCTGCTGCGTCGGCCTTTCCAACCCATTCTACATCCTTAACTACTGCGTCTTGTTCCTTCTTCGCATCATCTGGTGCGATTTGAAGGATGTTATGGTAAATCCATTCGCGAGAAAGGAACTTACTATTAGCAATATCATTTGCTAATTGAATCTTTTCCTTCCACAAGTTCAACTTCTCTTGTTCATAAATAACTGATGGTGAGGTCATTTCTAATTCAAAATCAATGAGTTCCTCGTCAGTAAATCCTTGAACATATAAATGAATGATTGCAATCTTCGTGAGTTCTGATACGATAATGCGTTGAATACGTTCGATGGTACGTGCGAATCGAACGTCTTGTGCTGCCAACGATGCCTTTCCACTATTATCTTCTTCGTACCCAAGGAATGACTTCGGTACCTTAAATGCTGCCATCAACTTGTTACGGAGATATTCAATATCTTCGATTGCATTGAATTGAAGACCTGGAAGATTCGTGATGTCTGTTCCTGAATCTTTGCCACGAACAGGAAGATAGAAATCTTCCGTGATATTCATCATATTGTAACGAAGGTTGTAATCACCAGTCTTTGGGTCAACCAACGGAACCTTCTTCATACGGTCGATGATACGTTGCATATGCGTATCAATTTCATTCGCCGGAATATTTCCAATATCTACCAAAACTTTACGTTTATCTGGTGCTCTCATAATACGATGAATTAACATCGCATCTTCCATTAATTGGAGTTGCTTCCAAACACGACGACCTCCCTCGACCATACTCTTTCCATATGGAAGGAAGTTGGTATCAGAGAGAAGTCGGAAATGTGCGATTTCATAGTTGTCAAATTCTTTTTTACCCAACGCTAAGAAATCGTTTTCAATCTTAAACTTGACTGAAAATGG